CGCACCATGCCGCGCCGCCTCCGCCAGCTCGGCCGGATCGCTGCCGCCGAGCTGCAGCGCCACCGGGTGTTCCTGCTGGCTGTGCTCCAGCAAGCGCAATTGCTTGCCGCGCACCAGCGCCGCGCTGGTCACCATTTCGGTATACAGGCGGGCATGCGGGGAAAGCAGGCGATGGAAATAGCGGCAGTGCCGGTCGGTCCAATCCATCATTGGTGCGACGGATAGACGCCAACTCTCGCCGCTTAACGATGTGCCTTTTTTTCCAGGATTTTTAGCGGAATCTGTCATGACTTATTGTCGGGAGATTTCGTGCATTTTCGCACGTTTTTGCGATCTCGGTGTAACATCAAGTGCAACACAAGGAGGCATGTTGCACTGTGGGAACGATACTTACGCGCACCAGCTGCAGGGCGTGCGCGATCTGATCGCGCGCATCCGCAGTTTCGGCAGCAGCCCCGCCGCGGCCGGCGGCGTACCGATTGAATGGATCATGCCGGACGATCGCGAACGAGCACGCCAGGTCGCCGACACGATCGGACGCACACCGTTGGCCGGACAGCAGGCATCCGGCACCGACCAAGGCGCGATCAGCGGTGCCGGTCCGATGGGCGCACGTGCCGCGGCCGGCAACACCTACCAAGTGCATATCGATGCCCGCGGCGCTGAACCCTCGCAGGTGAAACGCGCGGTGCAGGATGCGCTCAACGATCACGTGCGGGCGCAACGGGCGCGCGCGAATTCCCGCTACTCAGACGAGGCCTGACATGCTTGGGTTTACCTTGATGGCGTTTGGACCGTTTGCGTTCGGCATGCAAACCGCCGCCTACGACGAACTGCGCCGGCAGATGCAGTTCAAGCACGGCGCGGCCGTGCGCGTGGGCGAGCGCGACAACTACCAGTATTTGGGACCCGGGGAAGAAATCATTACGCTGAGCGGCACCGTCGCGCCTGGCATCACCGGCACGCTGGCATCCATCACGCAGCTAGAAAATATGGGGCGCGGTGGCCAGGCGTACGTGCTGGTCGATGGCGCCGGCTACGTCTATGGGGTGTATTTCATCCAGAGCCTGGAGACCACGCAGCGCTATCTCTTTCCCGATGGCACGCCGCGGCGCGTGGATTTTGCGCTGACGCTGTGTCGCTCCGACAACCTGCCGGCCGATGAGCCGACCAGCAGCGCAGGGACGCTCTGATGCTCAACGAACAGCGCACGGCGATCGTTCGGCCGGTCTTCAAGGTGCTGGTGGGCGGCACCGATGTTACGCGCCGCCTGGAAGCGCACCTGAGCAGTATGACGCTGGTGGCCTGCCGCGACGACCACGCCGATCAGTTGGAGTTGGAATTTGAAGATACCGCGGGGCGCATCGCGATGCCGCGCAAGGGCGTCAGCATTGAAGTATCGCTGGGCTTCGACACCGAAGGTATGTGCCTGCAGGGCTCCTACATCGTAGACGAAGTCGAACATCGTGGTGCGCCCGACACCATCACGGTGCGGGCGCGAAGCGCACGCATGGCAGGCCCCTTGGCCATGCGCAAGGAACGCAGTTGGAGCGACACCACCGTGGGCCATATCGTCAGCGTGATCGCGGGCGAGCATGGGCTCACGCCGCGCGTGTCCAGCAAGCTGGCGAACGAACCCATAGCACAGCTCGATCAAACTGAAAGCGATATGGCGCTGCTACGGCGCGTCGGCAAGCATTTCGATGCAGTGGCCACGGTCAAACATGGGCGCCTGATCTTCGCGCCGATCGGCGAAGCGAAAACAGCGAACGGCATCGATCTTCCTACGCTGGTGATCCGACGGGCGAGCGGCGACCGCCATCACTTCCAGGAAATCGATCGCAGCGCCTATACGGGTGTGCGGGCGCGGTGGTACGACATAAACGGCGCTCGTGGACACTAGCACTCGCCGGCAAGAATGGACATGTGAAGATCCTGCGCGGCGACTACCCCACCGAAGCGGACGCCAAGCGTGCTGCCGAAACCGAACTGGCGCGCGTAAAGCGCGGCGCTGCGACGTTCACGCTGGATCTGGCAATCGGTCGGACGAACATCTTTCCCCAGATGCCAGTGAAGCTGATGGGATGGCCGGATGCCATCACAGTCTACGAGTGGATCGTGACGAAGGCCACGCACAAGCTCGACGGCAGCGGTGGCTACCTGACATCACTGGAGCTGGAAAACAAATTCGCCGCCAGTGCTTACGCTGCAGTTGGTGACGACGATAGCGAAGCTCAGGAAACTACCGGTGAGTCGCCTCCCTTCATACAAAGGCCGAACCGATCAACGACATAGATCGCGCGCGCGTCCGGGGACATGGGCAAGCTTGCAACTTCGGCTGACTATCCCATGTCATCAGCTTCAAGGAGAGGCAATTGAGCATTGTGGTTCGCATGTGGCCGACCGTATGGTCGGCCACATGACTGTAAATACTCCATTGGCCGTCGGGTGCTTTGTAGAGCTACACCAGTAAACCAAGATTAGGCTCACTGCCATCCAACCACTTAACATCACCAAGCTTCACTTCGTCCAATGAAGTCATGTAATAAGTAAGCTTTTTCAACGCCAGTAAGAGAGCCTGTAAAGCATCCACACCGCCTGCGTGGCGAACCTTTCCGTCATCTAGTCCGATGACCTGAAAGGCGCAGTAATAATCGTTGCCATCGGGGTATGGCTCCGGCATACCAAGAAGGATCTCGATTACACGGCCATCCTTTGCCTGTAACGTTCGGCTCGCAATGACCACATTGATTTTTTCGAGTTTCATAGGATCACTCCATTCACGTTCACCACACTGGAACTCCCCATGGCTCAAAGACTGGCATCGGCGGCGGAGTAGTCGGCTCGAATATGGGCAAGACCGGTATTGTACGCGGCTTTGGATTTTGTGCGTTTGGGTTTTGGTTGGAATTGTCCGGCTGCTGATCAGGCAACGCATCACGCCACGTCACTAGAGGCGGAAGTGGACGCTTAGCTCTGCATGCACCATAGCGCTCGTTCGCACTCGACCAGCAACGAGAGCGAATCGCCAATTCCTCATCCGTCGTGTTTGGCAAGCTGCGACAAATTGCTTCATCTTCCTGCATCTGTTCCTCGCAGTCATTGGCACCGGGCCTCCCTACAGAAGAACATACATTCGGACTGCCAGATCCACCCCCTCCCCAAAGTGGGTTGGGCGACAGTCCCGAGGGATCTGTATATATCAACGGATTGTTGAGGCCATAAACGTACAATCCGAGCCCCCCGGCCTGACCAATGGGGTCTGCCTCTGTAAATCGACCACTACCGCTATCGTAATCACGGTTGGCGTTATTACTCAGCCCCGTCTCCGCATCAAAATACTGACCAGGTAGCCGCAGGTTATACGTGTAACCACTGCTGGTCGGTTGTTGCTCCCCCCACGCATTACCTTGATACGCCCACACCCACACTGCGCTGCCACTGCTATCAGCAATCGCTCGCGGCGTCCCTAGCTGATCTGCCGTGATATAGGCGACCGAGGTCGCTGTGCTTTGTGTGTCGAGGTTAGCCACCGGGATATCATTAAGATAAACATAGTCTCGATTGGTAGCTCCGTATTCGCTCAGCAATTGATTGTCCGGACCGTAGTTGTAACGCTCCGTCGCACCACTGGTTGTCTTCACCACCCGCTTGCCATCTGCATTATAGGTATAGGTGGCGATCGTGGTTTGGTTGAGTTGAGCCAGGGCCATTCGGTTGCGCGCGTTGTAACCAAACCCATAAGTGCTTCCTGCTTGAGTGATCGCTGTGGTGTTGCCATTGGCATCCACCGTCCGCGCCGCATTACCCGTTGCAATGAGCTGATGCGTATTGGGGTTGTAGCTGTAGGCGCCCGTCGCCAGGCCATTGCCCGTTTTGCTCAGGCGATCACCGGTCTGGTTGTACGTGACGCTTTCCAGCGTGCTGCCGTCCGCTTCCGTGACGGCCGTCAGGCGATACAGCGGGTCATAGCTGTATGTCTCGGTGGCTGGGTTGGCGCCGGGGCTATTGCCGAGGGCGGTGATATCGCCCATCACATCCCGCGCCACATGCAGGGTAAACGCCGGACTGGTGAGGTCGGTCAATCGGTAATTGGCGTCATAAGTTCGCGTGACTGCCTGCCCGTTGCCTAGGGTGTAGCCGCTGATTGGCCCGAACGGCAGATACGCCACGTTGCTCACCAGCGTTGCGGTGCCGCTGGCCGTCGTGGCGGTGACGCCACTGACGCGACCGTCCGCGTCGTAGCTGTAGCTCACCTGGTTGCCACTGGGGTAGGTGATGCTGAGGATCTTGCCGCCGGGGCTCCGGGTGTACGCCGTCACATCCGTGTGGCCGTTGGTCGTCTGGCTCTTTTGGGTCACAAAGCCTTGGGCGTTGTAGCAAAAGACCGTGCTGACCGCGTTCTCGACCACGCGCGTCAGGTGGCCGATCGGATACGAAGTAGTGCAGCCCGTGACGCTGTTGGGCTCGTCATATGTGTAGGCGATGTTCTGGGTGCTATCGGCGTAGCTGGCACTCAGGCGACGGTCCAACGCATCGTAGGTATAGGTAACCGTGTTGCCATTGGCATCGGTGCCGGTCAGCACGTTGCCGGCGGCATCAAAGGTTCGGGCGGTGACGCCGGCATCCGGACTGGTGGTGCTGGTGAGATCGGACAAGCCGTCGTATTGGTACGTGGTGTTGAGCCCATTGGGATCAGTCACCTGGGTGAGGCGATCCAGCGCATCGTAGGTATAGGTCGTCTTGGTGTTCGCCGTCTGGGCCATAGTCGGCGCCGCGACGACTGTCACAGCCAGGGCCAGCATCAGCCCTGCTAACGGTCTTGTGGGCAAACCATCGCGATGCGTTCCATGTCCCATCCGCATAACGCCCTCCCTTGTTTGTTTATCGGTCCGCGTGCTCGCGCTCGCTGAGGGCGTCGCCAGTACGGAAGAAAGTTTCAACGTCGGTGTGTGATCCATGGCGGCGTCCCTGTCAGTGCGAACCGTTGTAATTGTCGAGCGTCTGCACCAGGCGGTTCAGCACGTCGTACCCCAGTTGCCGCTGAATGCCTAAGCCATCGGTGCTTTGCACCAGGTTGCCGTTGGCGTTGTAGCTGGCACTGGCGCTGGCATCGAAGATGGTGTGGTTGAGGCCGTCCATCACTTTGGTGAGCTGGCCTAGCGTGTTGAAGGTGCGGCTGAGGCCCTTGTGCAGCGTGCCGCTGACGTCGGCGACCTGCTCGGCGGTTTTGTTGCCGGCGGCATCCAGGGTGTACTGGAGGTAGTTGCCCGAGGCATCGGTGATCTTTACCAAGCGATGGGCCGCGTCGTAACCGTAGGTGGTGGTGACGCCATCCGGATCGGTCACCGTTTGCACGGCGCCGTAGGGCGTATAGGTGAAGCTCGTGGTGGCCCCACCCAGCGTGCGCGAGGCGAGCCAACCGCGAGGCGTATAGGTCAGGTCGGTGTTCACGCCATTGGCATCGGTGATCCGTGTGATACGACCATCGGCATCGTAGGAGGCGATCGTGGTGACGTGGCCACTGGGATCGGTGACGGTGTGCAGATCACCGGCCTGGTAGCAGGTAGCACCAGGCGTGCCGCAGTTGGTCCCACTGCTGGCCAGGTAGTAGCTGTAGGTGGTGGTTTGCGCGGTGTCGGTACGTGGGCTTGTGGCGGTGAGCATTAGGCCTGCGATGGGACATTGCGTAGTATCGACCGCGGTGCAATAGGTATACGTCCAGCGACGCACACCGGGAGGAACGGTGCCAGTGGCGCTGCAGGCATAACCGGCGGCAGCGCTATTGCTGGGATCGATCTCGCAGCGAGCCAGCGTTTGACCGATGCTGTTGTAAACCCACTGGCTGTTGCTCACGGTGTTGCCATTGGCATCGAGCACCGCGCGCGTCAGCGGAACACGCAGTGTCGTATTCCAGGTGAAGTTGGTCGTGCGTTGATTGGTCGATCCCGATGCATCGATCTGTTGATCGAGCAGCCCGTCCGCGTCATAGGTCGTCTTGGTGACGTTGCCGTTGAAGTCCGTGCGCGAGGCGGGACGACCATTCGCGTCGTAAGTGGCCGAGGCATAGGGTTGATCGCACTGCACGCCGCACGGCGTACTGACGGCGGTGCCATGGGAAGCGCCGAATAGCTGGCTGAACGTCAACGTCGATTGCGAGCCGGTAGGATAAGTCACGGTGGTGGTGCCATCCGCGTTGTAAGCCACCTGGGTCTTGGCAATGTTAGACGCCAGCATGGACATCGTGGCCTGCCCTTGAGCGTTGTAGCCGATGCTGGTGAAGCGTGTGCCGGTTTCGTCGATGTCACCGGTGAGTGCGGCGAGTATGCTCGCGCTGCTAGTCAAGGTGGTTTCGTTGTAAAGATACCGACGCGATGACTGGTCGGGGTAGGTGACCGAGGTCAAATTCCCGTTGCCATCGTAGGTATACGTCACCACACCACCAGCGGGTTCCGTGATAGCAGACACTTCCGAGCCGCTGTTGTACGTAAAGTTCAGGGCTCGCCCCCGAGGATCGGTCACTGTGAGCAGCAGGCCTGCTGCCGGTGCCACGCTGACCGGTGTCGCGGTGGTGCTGTACGTCAGCGCGGTAATCAGTCCATCCGTATCCGTGATCGAAAGCAGGTTTCCGTTCGAATCGTAACGTTCCTGATAGCGCGTCGCGGCATCGACATACGTCCAGCCGGTGATCGCGCCAGACGCGTTGGTCTGCGCAGTAAGACGATCCGCCACGTCCTGGTCCGCGACCCATTGGCCTGAGGTCAACTTGAAGATGAGTTGGCGTCCCTCCGGCCGAAATACGATGGCGATGGCTGGGTCTATCGTATTACCCGACTGGTACTCGATACTTCGATTAAACGTGTGGCGCCAATTCGTGCCCATGTGCGCCGCCGGCGCAGCGAACGCTTGGCTATTGTAATAGCGATGCAGGCTCAGCGAGCCCAGCGAGATGTCTTCATCATCTCTGAACTCGTTGCCGGTCGCGACATTGATGGGGTCGCCAGCACAGTTGCATGGCTTGCCAAGCTCCTTGGGAGTAACGCTTCCAGCTGGGCAAAATTCATAAGCCCCTGCTCCCCTCCAAGCGCCATTGGTGTAAGCCTGAACTGCACACAAGCCCGAACTATCTGTACACGGCCCCCCGTTCCAACCCACCACACAAGAACCCGTAGTACCGTTGTTCAAACTGTTCTGGGAGGTCGCCCATGACTGACAACCCGCCACTGCCTGCGGGTAGGTGTAGTACGCACTGCACACGCCACCTTGCGCGACCGCCACCGAAGGCATTGTCAACAGACAAAGCAAAGCGAGCCAAAACGAAGCAATGAAGGCCTTCGTTGTCAGGCCAAGTGGGACGCTGGCAAGCCGATCGAGGCTGAAGGCACGCGTTCCCATGGCGAGTTGCTTTCCGCGACGCAGGGGCGAAGTCTCTTTCACGGCAGCTAAGGCATTCATTGCGATTTGTCCTTGGTCCATGTCCATATGCCTCTGTCAGTTCGTACCGTTGTAATTGTCGATGGTCTGTACCAGACGGTTCAGCGCGTCGTACCCCTGTTGGCGCTGGATGCCTAGACCATCGGCGCTTTGCGCCAGATTGCCGTTGGTGTCATAGCTGTTGCTCGCGCTGGCATCGAAGATGGTGTGATTGAGGCCGTCCATCACCTTGGTGAGCTGGCCTAGAATATTGAAGGTGCGGCTCAGGCTCTTATGCAAGGTGCCAGTTTGGTCATACACCTGCTCGGCAGTCTTGTTACCCGCGGCATCCAGGGTGTATTGCACGTAGCTGCCTTGCGCATCGGTGATCTTCACCAGGCGATGCGCCGTGTCGTAGCCGTAGGTGATGACGACCCCATCGGGATCGGTGACGGTTTGCACCGCGCCATACGACGTATAGGTGAATTGGGTGATGGCACCGCCCACATTGCGCGAGGCAAGCCAACCACGCGGGGTGTAGGTCATATCAGTGTTGACGCCATTGGCGTCGGTGGTGCGCGTGATACGACCGTCCGCATCGTAGGAAGCGATCGTGGTGACGTGACCAAGGGAGTCAGTCACTTGGTACAGGTCACCCGCCTGATAGCAGGCCGCACCCGGCGTACCGCAATTCGTCGCGCTGCTACTGGCGTAGTAGCTATACGTGGTGGCCTGTGCAAGGTCAGTGCGCGGACCGGTCGCGGAGAGCAATAAGCCACTCAACGGACAGCCCGTACCTATCGCAGTGCAGTATGTGTAATTCCAGCGGCGCACACCTGCGGGCACCGCTCCACTAGCAGTACAGGCATAGCCGGACGCTGCGCTGCGCGAAGGGTCGATGTCGCAACGAGCCAATACTTGGCCGATCGTGTTGTAGACCCATTGAGTGCTGCTGACGACGGTACCGCTCGCGTTACTCACCGTGCGAGTGAGGGGAACACGCAGCATCGTATTCCACGTCGTGGAGGTGGTGCGCTGATTGGAAGAACCTTGCGCGTCGACTTCTTGATCAAGCAAGCCGTTGGCGTCGTACGTTGTCGCCGTGACATTCCCGTTGAAATCCTTAGCAGACGCCAGATAACCATTGCTGTCGAACGTCGTTGACGCATAAGCCTGATCGCAACCCGGCGCACAGGCATTGCTTACGGCATTGATGTGCATCGTGCCATTGGGTGCTGTAAAGCCCAGCGTCGCCTGCGTCCCAGCTGGGTAGGTCACCGCGGTGGAGCCATTGCTGTTATAGCTGACTTGCGTTTCGTTAACGCTGGAAGCCAGCATCGACATCGTCGCTAAGCCTTTCGCGTTGTAGCTGATACTTGTGTAGCGATTGTTGGTCTCGTCGATATCGCCCGTCAGCGCATTGGGGAGATTCGTGCCGCCCGTCAGCGAGCTTTCGTTGTAGACGTACTGGCGTGAGGTCGTATCGGGATACTTCACCGAGGTGAGGTTGCCCGTCGTGTTATAGCCATAGGTGAGCGTGCCACCGTCGGGCTCTGTCACGGTAGCAACCTGCGAGTTGCTGTTGTACATGAAGCCCAAGGTGCGTCCGCGAGGATCCGTTACGGTTATCAGCAAGCCGGCGGCAGGAGCCACACTGGAAGGCGTTGACGGCGTGCTGTAGGTCAGTGTTGTGACAAGCCCATTCGAATCGGTGATCGACAAGAGGTTGCCGTTCTGATCGTAAATTTCTTCATCGCGCGTGGCTGCGTTGAAATAGCTCCAGCCCATCAAGGCGCCGGTGCTGTCGGTCGCTTCGGTGAGCCGATCAGCCACATCCGGGTCAGTCGTCCACTGCCCGGAGGCCAGCGTGAACTTGACCTCTCGGCCGTCAGGCCGAAACACGATGGCCGTCGATGCATTGGACCCAGGTACGTAGACCACGCTTCGATCGAACGTATGGCGCCAATTCTTGCCTATATGCGTGGAGGCGATCGCGGAATGACTGTTATAATAGCGATGAAAGCTCAAATCGCCGAGCGATGCATCTTCGTCATCTTTGTATTCGTTGCCGGTGGCCGCATTGATGGGATCGCCGATGCAATTGCATGTCTTGCCTAAATTCTTGCCGGGATCGTAGGGATAAACCGTCGATTGCAGGCCGTTGCCACCTCCGCAATACCCACCCAAGAGAAATCCCGCCACTTGCGGATTACTAGGGCTGGGTGTGTCGTAGATGACGGTGTAAGAACACCACTGCTCGAGCGGCCCTTTCCAACCATATTCACTGTTCCAATACAGCCTGTATCCGGCCCACCAAGCATTGGCCGCCGCACCGATGCTGGAATATTGCCCGTCGGCGTTGTAGGTTCCGCCCAGGATGTAAGGGGCGCCGTAGTAATACTGAGTTTGCGCGTGGACCGTCGAAGGCGCTGCCCACGAAAAAGCTGCCACGAACATGAAGAAAAGCAGCGCAACACGCCTAGCGACATCCATACGCTATTCCCCTGTGTAGTCGTTGTTGGCCGTCCAAACCCTCACGCCTGAAAACTAAGGTTGATGCTTGGCTTCCAGTGCACAGGATTTGCACGGCGAGTTAACGGCCGAAGCCTGCCGAGGAATTCGTGAAAGAGGCGTGATTTGTCTGACCAATGCTTGTGAGCGAAGGCCAGACTCGAATGTAGGGATAAGCCTACAGCGATAAATGTGCGTAGCGGTGCTCAATCACCGTGGGGCGTCTCATCCGATTTGGACCGGATTAGTGGCGCTCGATAGTCGGATTCGCCAACCATTCCCCATATTCCGGCACAGCCCGTTTGAACTGCTGCTCCAGCCAGGTCATCTCATCCTGTGTACGGTTGACGTGCCACCAGTACACAAATTGCGATACGCGCTCAGCCGCCGGACTATGCGCAGGCGGGCTTTCCGCATGCTCCAGGTCTTGCGGTGCTTCCGCCCGCCCTCCCAGATGCATATCGCCGACTCCAAAAATCAGCCAGTCGAGCGAGACACCGTTTTTCCGTGCGATTTCCACGCAAATCTCGTACGGCGGACTGTTGCGCTGACGCCAATTGCTGGCGGCCGCTTTCGATAACCCGAGGGCGGCGGCCAGCTCTGTCTCGTACGCCACGCCGAACACTTGGCGCATACGCAGGATGATCGCATCGACATCCAGTTGGGGTTGCTTACCACGCACTGTGTAATTTCCCTGGCGCAAGTTATTGCGTTACCACAAAATGTGTACTATCGTCGTTTTGTGTAACAGCTAGGCATCCTACCCCATCGCCATGAAGAACTCTCCTGAGGGTCGCCGGCGCATTTATGCGCCCCGTAGCAGAACGAAACGAAAGCGCGTTCCGATCGGCCTCGACCCGGAACACCTAGCACAGTGCAAGGTGCTGGATGCGGCCGAGAACAAGACCGACGCGGCTTATGTCCTTGAGGTGTACCTCGAAGGGCTCGCCTATCGTCATCAACGCAGGACCGCCCCATGCGGCCTTGAGGCTAGGTAACCGTAGCCGCGGTGTACGAGGACTAAACGGACATGACAGCTCCCCGCAACGCAATCGCCTGCCCGCATTGCCAATCGCGCATGCGAACGATCACCTCACGACAGTTGAGCCCCTTGGTGCGAGAGGTTTATTTCGACTGCATGAATGTCGAGTGCTGCCATCGCTGCGTAGCGCAACTGGGCATCGTCCGAACACTGGTGCCCAGCCTGATTCCCAACGCGCAGGTATCGCTACCCATCGTGGAGCGCCGCGCGAACGACATCGTCATACCGCCGGCCCTCCAGCAGACGGCGAGTAAACCGCCTGCGGCGCCACCCTCCGGCTCGCCAGGTTCCCGCTACGCACCGATGGTGCTCAACTGACCGCAGGGGTTTCCATGTCTCTCGTTTCTTCTCGTCCCCATGACCTCACCCACGCGGCCATGCTGATTCATAGCGCGACGCGCTTCATCGTCGCGCACCAGGCTGAGCACCTGGACAGCGACCAGCTCATCAAGCGCTGCTGCGCTCACCTGATGGCCACGGCTGGCATCGCCGAAAACGCGGCCGAGCACTACACCATGCACGCCCTGGCCGACCTTCAAGCCAAACATATTCCCGCGTACTTCGACATCAGCCACAGCACGTCCTACGTGATCCGCGTGGTCGATCCCTCCACAGGTCATGCGTTTGCGCTTACCGCCAGCGACGTGCTGCAAATGGCCAAAACGCAAAGCGAATGCCCTCGCAACACCGTACACGCCACGCAGCAATGCGGGCGGCGTGCCGGCTGATCTAGCCGCAGAAACCTAAGTCCCCCTTCCCTTTTTTCTCTCTGGCTGCCCTCGCGGCCGGCACGGACACGGCTTGCCCGATGAACACGAAAACGCGCACAAAGACATGCCTTGATTGCGTGTTCCACTTGTCACCCGCTGAGTTGGGCGGTCAGTTCCACCTTTGCATCTTGCCGCCGGATTGCGCGCCGCCCGCGGCCGCTGATGACGATGACCATTGGCACGATCGGCAGGTAGAGGGCCGAACCTACCTGGGCACCAGCTGCGATGTGATGCGCCGCATGGGCGCCGCCTGCGGCCCGCACGCGGCGATGTGGTGCGAAGCCGATCCAGCCACACCTCCCGCTTTGAAGGGTGACGACGCATGACCGCGCCGCGTTATGCGATGAGCACGGAACTGCTCGCCGATGTCACCCGCGAGCTGATCCACCAGTTTGGCTTCAAAACCAAGAAAGATTATTTGCGCGGCGGCAAATGCCCGGATTGTGGCAAGCCAGAGCTGTACGCCAACGCCGGCGCGCCGTGGGTGATTCGCTGCGGCCGTCTGAAAAACTGCGGCTACGAAGCCTCGGTGAAAGACCTGTTTCCTGATCTGTTCGAGGACTGGTCCGAGCGTTACAAGAAGACCGATACCGATCCACATGCGGCCGCGGATGCGTATCTGAAAAATTCGCGCGGCTTCAATCTGGCTCGCGTGCAAGGCACGTACACGCAGGAATGGTTTAAGGACCCGGACAGCGGCGCGACCTCAGCCACGGTGCGTTTTGCCCTGCCGGGCGGCGGCTACTGGGAGCGCTTGATCGATCGCGCGCACCGCTTCGGCAAAATGAACGCGCGGTTCGCGCCGGGCAAGAGCTATGCGGGTGAGGCATGGGTGCCGCCAACGCTCACTCCGGAAAAGTTGGCCACCGTCGACGTGCTGTGGATCGTGGAGGGCATCTTCGATGCGGTGGCCCTGGGCCATCACGGTATCGACGCGGTATCGGCGATGAGCTGCAACAACTATCCCGACAAATTTCTGGCACGGCGCCGTGCCACCCGCGGCACCAAGTACCCCACGTTGGTGTGGGCATTGGATGGCGACGCTGCCGGACGCGACTACACGCAGCGGTGGGTGAAGCGCGCGCGCAAGGACGGCTGGAAGTGTGAGGCCGCCACCATCCCGCAAACCGCCAAGGCCAAGCAGGACTGGAACGACCTGCATCTGGCCGACAAGCTCACGCCCGGCGACCTCGACGAATATCGGTACCAGGGTTCGCTGTTGACCGCCCGCAACCATGCCGACAAGGCCCGGCTGATGTACAGCCGCACCGGGATGGCGACGTTCTTCTATGACTTTGGTGACCGCCTGTACTGGTTCGATCTGGACATCAAGGCGCTCGACAAGGCAATGCAGCAGCTGGAGGAAAAGGACCCCGACCAGGATGAGCAGGAACGCCGCGATCAAGCGCTGATGGAAGCGTGCGAAAACGTGGAGATCGCCAACTGCAACCCGCAGCCGCTCTACTACCAGGCCAATACCGTCACTGACGAGTCCTGGTACTACTACCGCGTCAGCTTCCCCCACGGCGGCGGTTCGGTGAAGAACACCTTCGCCGGCAGCAGCCTGGCCAGCGCGAGCGAATTCAAGAAGCGCCTGCTGAGCATTGCGCCCGGTGCAGTGTTCACCGGTACCAGCCAGCAGCTCGATCGCATCATCCAGCGGCAGCTGTTCAACATCAAAACGGTCGAGACCATCGACTTCATCGGCTACAGCAAGGAGCACAGCGTCTACGTGATGGGTGATCTCGCCATCAAGGATGGCGTGGTGCACACGCTCAACGACGAAGACTATTTCGAGCTGGGCAAGCTCAACCTCAAAACCTTGAGCTAATCGCCGCAGCTCACGCTCAACCGCGATCGACGTGAGTACCGCACCGACTGGCTCGGCCTGGTATGGCAGTGCTTCGGCGCCAAAGGGCTGGTGGCACTCACGTTCTGGTTTGGCAGCCTGTTTGCCGAGCAGATCCGCCAGGTGCAGAAGAGCTATCCCTTCCTGGAGTTGGGGGGCGAGGCCGGCGCCGGCAAGTCCACCCTGATAGAGTTCATGTGGAAGCTGTTTGGGCGCCGCGACTACGAGGGCTTCGATCCATCCAAGGCCACGGCGGCGGCGCGGGCGCGCAATTTCGCCCAGGTGTCCAACCTGCCAGTGGTGCTGATCGAAAGCGATCGCGACGACGACGCCAAGAAGCGCTTCGACTGGGACGAACTCAAGACCGCCTACAACGGCCGCAGCGTGCGCGCCATGGGCGTCAAGAACTCGGGCAACGAAACGCGCGAGCCACCCTTCCGGGCGACGGTGGTGATTTCGCAGAACGCCAAGGTGGAGGCCAGCGAGGCCATCATGCAGCGCATCTGCCATATCACCGTCGATCGATCGGCGCACACCGCGCAGACGCGTGCGGCGGCGCTTAAGTTGGAACAGATGCCGGTGGATGCGGTAAGCCACTTCCTGCTGCTGGCCACGCGCGCTGAGGCCAAGGTAATGGGAACCATCCTGGCCAACGCGCCACAGCATGAGCACGCGCTGCTGGAGCACCCGGAAGTCAAAACCACGCGTATCGCCAAGAACCATGGCCAGGTACTCGCGGTATTTGATGCGCTGTCACATGTCGTTACGTTGACCGACGAGCAGAAGGAAGCGGTGCACAGCGAAGTGACCGCCATGGCGATCGAGCGTCAGACATCCATTAGCAGCGATCACAAGGTCGTGCAGATTTTTTGGGAGCGGTTCGACTACCTCGATACCTGGAACGCGGCGGCCGCCTCGCTCAATCACAGTCGAAACCCGCGCGAGATCGCGGTCAACCTCAATCATTTCGAACAGGTCGCCGCGCACCACCGGCTTGAGGTGCCGTCGTTATCCGATCTCAAAAAGTACCTGCGCACGTCCCGCTCGCGCAAATTCGTGGACACCAAGGCCGTTAACAGCGCCATCTGGCTTCACGACAACACCGACGAATCCCGTGGCCGCACCGTCAAATGCTGGGTTTTCCAGCGTGGCCCGAACGAACAGTCGGCAACTTCGCCTCACACATAGCGGGGCTCCGCAGAGTGATAACAGCACTCCATCCGCACCACCCAACAACACAAAAAAGGAGGTCCGCTATGGACACCATAAACCTCAATGGCTCGAGAGGACGCAGGTGAACACGTTTTTTTCTCTACTCGCTGAGTACGGAACGGGTCATATTCCCCTGGACAAGTGCGCGCATCTTTTCGGACTCGCTCCGGAAGAAGCTGCGAAACGAGCGAACCGGCAAGCCCTCCCAGTTCCCACGTTTCGTGCTGGAAGCCAGAAGTCACCGTGGCTTGTCGATGCAACAGCGTTGGCCTCATTTTTAGACCAGTTGAAGGTAGAGGCTGCACGAGATTGGCGCCGTATACGCGATTGCACTACCTAGCAGCGTCAAATTCAGGGCCGGCGTGGCTATCGCCGCGCAGGCTTTGCCCCGCTGCCTTACATCCCGCATCATAGAATGATGCTTGCGCGTTTCATTGAGGGACGCCAAGTCCTCCGCATAAGGATGGCACGATGATGAGCAAGGCAACTTTCAGGCCGCTGCTAAGCGTGGCAACTGGTGCAGCAGTAGCGCTGGTTTTGCACGTTCTTTACCAGCTGCCTTCGGCTGCATGTCAAACGCTTGCAGCATGGGTGCAGGCATTCGGATCGATACTCGCGATTGGCATCGCCTACCTGGTTGGAGCGAAGCAGAGCCGCGCCGCTATAGACGCGGTAGCTGCCACTCAGCGGGCGGCGATTGAGACAAGAAGGCAGGGTCAGTTCGCTGTAATCCAAGCCGCCCGCAACCACGCCGAGCAGATACGAGAGGCTATGGTTTCTGAAGACCCCTCCTTTGCCCTCCTTTCCGTCTACAACAAGATCGTTACCCAACGGGTAGCAAAGGCGCTTGAGCGTATCCCTGTACACGAGGTGGGAACAGAAGCCGGCGTGCGTGCGATCCTCAGTATGGCTGATCAGTTTTTGCTACTCGAAGTGGCACTCGAGACCTACATTGCAGGGCCTTGGAAGCACCCTGAAATAGGGAAAACCTTAGAGCAATATGCCAACGACGCAGTGTTACGGGAAGAACTTCTGAATACTGGAACCACCGTACTGGCAAGCAATGTCAACGTTCACCTTGGACAGATCGCTCGCGATTATGACGTCGTGCGCAACGCGATGTCGCCGGAAGAAGCGGTGTCAAGCAGCGGAAGCTAA